ATTGGAGGCAACACTTGGAAGCTTAAGAGAACCTAGGGATATATCCCGAATAAGAACTTTTGGTACTTATAATTTAGAGGAAAATCAAAAAAAAATGTTTTTTCCTCTTGACAACTCTACTGAGAGATGTTACATTTATAATATAACAAAAACGGATTTATTAGAGGACAAAAACATTCTGACTCAAATTAAAGAAAGAGTAAGGAAGGACATAGATCATGATATTAAAACGTCATTTGTTATATTCGAGACACAACATAATAATAATTTCTGCCACACGGTAGACTACACTCATTACATACAATCGGAGGAAAAATGAGCAAAATTTATACAGCATATACGGGAACTTTTACTACTCAAAGCGGCAAAAGCCGAACCATGACATTCATTAAGAATGAAGATATTCCTTCTTCTGTTATCGGAGAGGGCTCTCGCCAACAAATCGGTGGTACTGAAGTGGTTTATGACATTGATCGAGGTGGGTTTCGAACCTTCAATTGGAACACGGTTCAGGGATATGTTACTCATCGTAAGATTAACTTCTCTTTTGAGAGCACCCATTCGCAGCGATAAAAAAATAAACTTTTTTCTTGACAAGGCATAACCAACAGGTTATATTATTAAAGAGAGTCGAATTGAAACTAAAATAGTAAAAATGTTGATGACAAAAAAAATAAAATAATATTTGACAAACTTCTCACAACAGGTTATATTATTTAGGAGAGATAAACTCTCAAGTATTCTAAAACAAAACACGGAGGTAACATGAATACAACTAGCAATTACACGACACACACTGGTACTTTTGTAAAGCAAAACGGACAATCTCGCACTATGACTTTTATTAAAGGAACTGATATTCCTAGTAGTGTAAGCTCCGGAGCTTCTCGAACTTTGACTGAAGGTCAAGAACTAGTGTTTGATATCGAACGTAATGGTTTTCGAGTATTCAATTGGAATACCGTACAAGGAACGGTATCTCAAGGCTCAACAAGCTATAATTTTCGGACTAATACCCGAAACTAATAAACAATAAATAACAATCTTTCTAGCGGGGGGCTTTTGCCCCCCGACTTTAGGGTGTATCCCCAATAATGATCAAAATAATATAAGGAAAAACAACATGGCTATTAATCTAGATAAAATGAAAGCGAAACTTGATAATTCGCGGAACGGTGGTAAAGCAAAAAGTAACAGCACTAAATGGCGCCCAACTGAGGGTGACCAAACCGTCCGCATTCTTCCGACAGCAGATGGAGACCCTTTCAAGGAGTTCCATTTCCACTATAATGTTGGAAAAAACCCGGGTATTCTATGTCCAAAGCGAAATTATAACGAAGAGTGCCCAATCTGTGATTTTGCATCCAAGCTTTGGCGTGATGGTGTTAACAACAATGATGATACCTCAAAAAGAGAAGCAAAGAAGTTATTCGCTCGTAAACGTTATTATTCTCCAATCCTTGTTAGAGGTGAGGAATCTGATGGTGTGCGTGTCTGGGCTTATGGAAAAACAGCTTACGAGACCCTTTTAGGGTATGTTTTAGATCCAGATTATGGAGATATTACAGATCCTGAGACAGGAACAGATATTGTATTGAATTACAATGTTCCCGGCACCCCCGGCTCATTCCCCAAGACAACTCTCAAGCCTCGTCGTCGCCCCTCCGTCCTCTGTGACGATATGGTGGATAACTGTGAGGCCCTACTAGAGAGCATTCCTGATATTGAGGGTCTTTTTGAAAGAAAAACGAAAGAAGACATTCAAGCTATTTTAGATGACTTTTTGTCCTCCGACACGTCCTCCGAGTCATCTTCTAGGGAAACTCATAAATATGGAAAAGTAGAGCAAGCAGTCAAAGAGTTGATGGGATAAGTCTGCAACGCAGCAAGTACTTGCAGCCACCTATTTGGTGCCCGGGTGAAGGTGGGCACCTTTTTTATTTGACAAATTTAACAAATAGGTTATACTATAAAAGTAACATGAGGTTACAAAAATAAAAAAATTCTAATTTTAGAGGACATTATGAACAGTGTACAAAAATTGAGCCCAAATTCTGGTTTCGGCCTTATGACCGCCATGGGCTATAAACGACCAGATCTTTCTGACAAAAATGGCAACAATCTTGCAATATGTAGAGATTTCTTACTTCTCCTTCCATCTAACATAGAGATGTATGATAGAGGCAATCAGTCTAGAGCCGAAGATATTAAGACAAACAATCTTCAAAAGCTTCAGGCGGACATAGAGCACCGAGGTCTAGTGCGACCAGTGCTGGTCGAGTATGATGAAATAAGTGGGAAATATATATTGATTAGTGGCCACCACAGACTAACAGCGGTTATCAATTTGGGTTGGGAAACTATACCGGTTTTTGTTATAAAAATTAGCAATGCACTAAATCGTATCTTTTTGTGTCAAAAGGAGAACAATCATTGTCCGGCTTTGGCACATAGTGAAAAAGATGCTGTTAAATTTCTATGTGATTTGAGAAATAACGATGGCTTCAGACAATTTGGTAAAAATTATGAAAAGATGAGAGCATATGCTTATGAATTGTTGAACGAACATTATCCTTTTTTACACACTGTTAAGAAGAAGGGTGTTTGGACTAAGTTTAAAAAGACTTTTACGACAGCGTCGATTAGATCTTGGGCCTCTAAGGCAGAGCGAGCGAATGAAAATTTATTATTAGGGTACGATTGGCCCTTGGGTGCATGCAAGAATGGTGTTTTTTATTTTAACTCAAGCACTGGGAATCTCAAAAAGAATCTGGGTGATTTTCAGGTCAAGCTGAACAACAGAATAATGGAGCTTGAAGCTCTAGGCTCTTCTTCTGTTGAGAGAGAAATGAAAAACACGGTGTGCCACATGATTGCTTATACCTCTAAAACCTCTAGAGATGCAGTCACATCAGACAGATCTAAATTTTTGGAAGAAATGACTCATATGAATTCCAATTGGTATGTTCCATTGAAGAAGGGTATAATAACAAAAATTATCTTCATGAAGGAAGTGATTTTGCCCAAGAAAGAAACTGCACATATTGTTTACAATTGGGATTTTAAAAAAGGAAAATTTGTAAAACAATCAAAATAACGTACTTCCCGCAGGAAGGCATGGGGTTACAGATGCCTTAGATTTATAAATGAAAAGAATATGAAGAAAATTATCCACGTTAACCAACACAAGATCAAAGCAAACACAAAGAACAAAACAGATGTGCCTGTATTGACAATCAAAACATATAAAGATAATACTTATGCTCATGAGGCTATTTTAAAGTCTAAATCCGGAGATGTTTTGGGAAAAGTTATTTACAGCCCGCATAAGCCTTTGAGTTGTGGTGCAAGAGTTTGGATCGAGATAGATACAGACGTTGTGGATGTAGAGCCGATTATTAGATAGTAAAGACATAAACTGAATTTTTACTGGAGGACAATTGATGGAGAAAGTTAAAGAAAGAATTGATGGGTTTGCAAGGGACCCTTTCACTAGTTTTATGGACGCGGCTTTGTGGGTCCTAGGTTTTACAGTTGGTGCTTGGATATTTTTAGAAGTACTAACATTTAGTGGCAACACTATTTTGCCTTATTTTCAATAATGAGGAGGTTATAAGTGGCGAAAGCAGGAAAGATAGATTTAAATGCTATGCGAAAGCGCATGAATAAAATTGCTGGGTCAGAGGTGGCTTATGACCTTAATAACCAAAACCCAGCATCAGTTAGTGAGTGGATTCCAACTGGGTCAACTTGGTTGGACCGTATCATTAAACCGGGAACCGTGGCGGGTATTCCGGTTGGTAGATTCACTGAGATAGCCGGCTTGAGCGGGGTTGGGAAATCCTTTATGGCTATACAGATAGCAGCAAACGCTCAAAAGATGGGCATTCAGGTTGTCTACTTTGACGCTGAATCCGCAGTGGATACAGAGTTCTTATCAGCCCATGGTATTGATACTTCGGAAATGATCTATGTACAGGCAATTTCTGTCGAGAAAACTTTCGAATCAATTGACGCCATTATGTCAGACTATCCTAATACGAAGTTTCTATTCATTTGGGATAGTCTAGCAGCCACACCTACTGAGAAGGATTTAGATTACGATCCTCAAAGTACAATGGCGTTTAAGGCCAGAGTGTTGTCGAAGGCCTTACCTCAGGTGTGTGTTACGTTAGCGAATCGGGATTGTGCATTGATCGTGATCAATCAACTGAAGACTAACATTACTACCAATGTCTCTGAGACTTACACCACTCCCCATGTTGCTCCGGGAGGTAAGTCGCTAGAATATTTCTCATCACTTAGAATTTGGCTTACGAGTCGAAAAGCAAAAAAATCTTTTGTTTATGATGAGAATGATTATAGGATAGGATCAGAGACTAAAGCAACTATTAAAAAATCTAGATTTGGTTCTCTAGGTAGAACGTGTCACTTCAAAATTCTTTGGGGAGCCGGCGATGTGGGTGTCGCAGACACGGATAGTTGGCTTGATATTCTAAGAGAATGTTCCCCTCCGGAGAGATTTAGAAATGCCGGAGCTTGGTATATTCTGACTGACGACAAGGGTACTGAATATAAATTTCAGGCAAAAACTTGGAAGAAGAAATTATTC